TGTTGGAACTAAATTCCAATCAGGAACTTGTGGTGTGAATAGCACAAGAATTGTAGGTGTTGATACATCTGGTATTGCTGTTGGTGCTGCAATGTCTGCGATAGATGGTGTTATATCAGCTGGAACAACCGTGTTAGCATTAGAAGCTCCCATTCCACCAGACTTAAATGGTAATATTCTCATGAGTAGACCATCTCTTAATACTAGTGCTGGAATAGGAACTCAACTTATAACAGTAGGTACAGGGACAACTCAATTAGTGATTTATAATGTGAAGGCACATGATACGAGAGATATATATGATAGTTACAGTGATAACGACGAGTTTGAAACTGAGGCAGATGCAATCATTGATTTTGCGGAGTCTAATCCATTTGGTACATTCTAATGTTAGGAACATATTACTATCACGAAATACTTAGAAAAACAGTTATTGCATTTGGTACGCTGTTTAATGATATTCATATTCGACATAAAGATCAAGCAGGGAAAGAGATAAGTGACATGAAAGTTGCTTTGGCATATGGGCCAATGCAAAAGTTTTTAGCAAGAATTGAGCAACAACCTGAGTTGAATAAAGCAATCCAAATAACCTTACCAAGAATGTCATTTGAAATGACAAACATCACATATGATGCTACAAGAAAGGCAGGTATAACTCAAACATTTAAAGCAGCAGATAATAATAACAAACTAAGAAAGGTATTCATGCCTGTGCCATATAATGTGGGATTTGAACTAAACGTATTAGTTAAATTAAATGATGATGGTCTTCAAATTATTGAACAGATACTTCCATACTTTCAACCAGCATTCAATCTTACCGTTGATTTAGTAAGTGTGATTGGTGAGAAGAGAGATATTAGTGTTGTATTAGATAACATATCATTCCAAGATGATTATGAAGGAGATTTTGCAACACGAAGAGCATTGATATATACTCTCAATTTCACTGCAAAAACTTATCTATTTGGCCCTGTTGCAGATACTCCAGAGGGAATTATCAAAAAAGTTCAGTTGGATTATCATACAACTATGGACAGAGAGAATGCAAGAAGAGAATTAAGATATGTTGTGACTCCTCAAGCAAATAAAGATTACGATAATGATAATACTGCTACATTAACATTTGATATTTCAGTTTCTCAAGTCAGAATTAATGTTACAGATACTTCAAATTTTGATGTAAAAGATCGAATTGTAATTGATAGTGAGGTGATGCAAATTAAAGAAAAACCGGATGCAACAACCTTAGTTGTAAAGAGAGGATTTAGTAAAACAATTAAAGCAGAACATCTTGAAAATAGTAAAGTTAATAAATTAACTACAGCAGACGATGCTTTAGTTGAAGCTGGAGATGATTTTGGATTTAATGAAGTATCCAGTATATTTACAGATTCATTGCAATTTAATCCTGCTACAAGGACAGACTCATGAACACAAACTTTGATGATATTGAAAAATCTTTAAATGTGGAAACATCTATTGTTAAAAAAGACAATGATAAACCAGAACTACCGAATGTAGTTTTAAAAAAAGATGATATTAAAAAAGATTATAGTTACACAAGGGGTAATTTATACTCTCTAATTGAAAAAGGTCAAGAAGCAATTAACGGAATAATGGAAGTTGCAAGTGAAACTGCGAGTCCAAGAGCTTATGAAGTTGCAGGTCAATTAATTAAAAGTGTCGCAGATAGCACTGATAAACTAATGGATCTTCAAAAGAAGGTTAAAGAATTAGATGAAGAGGGTGCAAAAGCACAAGGAAATGTTACTAATAATGCTTTATTTGTAGGATCAACAACAGAACTTTCAAAAATGCTAAAGAAAGGTTTTCTAAATAATAATGATACAAAAACTGCAGAATGATGAAATCCTGTAAAAAAGGATACTACTATTGTAACACTGAGAAAAAGTGTATGCCCATTCCTGATGGACATACTGTTCGTGGTGATGGTTTTCTGATGAAGGAAACTAAAGATGGTGATCATGAACCAGAGATGATTCGTAATCAACTCAAAACTGCAGGGAGAGCATCCAAACGTATTGAAAAACATTCTCGTAGCAAGAAAAATTTCAAAGCGTGGGTACAATCAAAGATAACTAAGGCATCTGATTACTTAGACACTGCTGCTGATTATCTTGATAGTAAAGAAGTTGATGAAGCAGCAAATCCTGCACAGCAGGCTGCGATTGCCATTGACATGAAAAAGAAGGGTAAAAAACCAAAGAACATGAGCGAAGAGGGTCTTCGTGCATGGTTTGGTAAATCAAGCGGAACTACTAAATCTGGACGCAAAGTAAAAGGTTGGGTTCAAGTTGGTGGTAAGTATGACGGTAAACCTTGTGCTCGTCAACCCGGTCAGAAAACAACTCCTAAGTGCACCTCTTCATCAAAGAGAGCATCTATGAGTGATAAGGAAAGAGATAGTGCTGCAAGAAGAAAGAGGGCAGCAGACCCTAATCAACCACAGAAATCAGGTGCAGCAGCACCAACAATGGTTTCAACTGATCCAAAGAAAAAAATGAAAGAATCATATGGTGGTAAAGGAGTTTCAAGACAAGCTCGTTTACAATCAACACATCCTCCTACTGCACAAGCAGCAGTGAAGAATATTCCTAGTGAAACTGATAGAGGATCAGGAAATAAAGCAAAGAAAAGAGCAGGTTTACCTGTCGAAAAGAAAAGTCCAACATACAAATCATATGTTATGAACAAAGAAGAATTCACAACACTTGACTTAAGACTTGAAGTTCCTAAAAATCAAAGTGATTTCAAGAAAGGATTAATGTTCCGTGAAAGTCTAGAAACAAATAGTGGTATGCTATTTGTATTTGATCGTATTGCAAAACAGTCATTTCATATGACTGAAACCACAATACCTCTTGACATTGCATTTGTTAAAGAGAATGGTATTATTGAAAGTATCAAACCTTTAGAACCGAGAGATAATAATCCTGTATATTCTGATGGTGCTATTGAGTTGGCAATTGAAGTAAATCGTGGTTGGTTTGCAGAGAATAATATTGAAGTGGGTGATGAGTTAGTTGTGGAGTATATTATTGAAGATCCAAAAGAAAAATATCGTTCAGAGGCAGGAACAATATATGATATTTTAAGTGAAGTAAAAGATAAGAAAGGTAAAGGAAGTGGTAAAAAAGATGCTTGCTACCATAAAGTTAAGTCAAGATATTCTGTATGGCCAAGTGCATATGCATCAGGTGCATTAGTTAAATGTAGAAAAGTTGGTGCTGCAAACTGGGGCAATAAGTCAGAAGGATTGGAGATTGAAAATTCAAAAGGACAAATTATTGCAGATGTAACAGATATTATTGGCCCTGATAATTTACAACCAATCACAAATGATAATGGTGTTTGGAAAGGAACTCAACAGGTTGCTGAAAAACATTATGGTTCTTCGGTAAATAAAATTCCTGCTGAATTAGATAAAGCAGTGACTATGCATAAGAGTCAGGCAAAGAGATTGAGAGATTCAGAAGAAGTTAAAAAGGATGCTGGTAAGGCAGCAAATGATGTTCCTGCACAACTTGATAAAGCAGTTACATTGCATACTAAGCAAGCAAAGACTTTAAGAAAAGCAGGTATCTCAGAGGAAAATCTTGATGAGAAGTGCTGGAAGGGCTATGAAAAGAAAGGTATGAAGACAATGTTTGGTAAGAGATATCCAAACTGTGTGAAGAAAAAAGCAAGAAGTGAATCATATGATTGGAGAGAAGAGGTTCTCAATGATCTTGAAAAGATTGAAGAAGGAAAAGTAGGTGCTGCAATAGGTGGTGGATCTGGTGCTGCAGTTGGTGGAACTGCTGGTGCAACTGCTGGTCGTGCTGCTGGTGGTGCGATAGGTGGTGCAATCGGAAAAGCAACTGGTATCCCACTTGGTGGGACTGTTGGTAAGGCAGTAGGATCTACTGCGGGTCATGTTGCTGGTTCAATTGCTGGTCGTGCAACTGGTGGTGGTGCAGGTGCTGCTGCAGGTAAAGCAACACAACAAAAACTACAAGGTAAGAAAGTTAAGGGTCTGAAGAAAGCAGCAAAAGGTGGTGCGATTGGAGGAGTAATCGGTGGTGCAATCGGTGGAGGTGCTGGAGCAGCACTTCGTGCACATAATGAATTAGAAGGTGAACAACTCAATGAATATGGTGGTGTAGCAAAACAAGTCATCAGACAAGGTATCAAAGTAGGTGGAAAAACTGGTGG